GAACCTTCAGTTGTCACAGCAGCGCCAGTGGTATTGCCAGTAGCAGCGCGTGTTCCTGTGGTGTGTTGCTTGATTGACTGAGACATGTTGATCTCTTCGTAACCCAACACGCCAGTACCCATCATGCCGTTCTTAAACTGCTTGCTGATAGTGTCGGTGGGATTAAACAAACCTTTCATGCCTTCAACCAAACCAGCGTTAGCGGCGGGGTTAACGGTAGCGTAACGTGGAGACATCACAGCGGCGTTTTCGTTCAGTTTCTGCTGGGCTTGCAACAAGACCAAAGAAGTAGAAGGAGTAGTGCCTGGTGTGCCAACGGTGTTACCAATGGTTTTGTAAGCGTTAGCAACATCAGCATCAATAGAAGATGCTAATTGGCTAATACGGGGCTTTAACACGCGCTCTGCGAAGTCATCCAATTGCATGGTCAATTCAGCAGATGTGAAGTTGACACCGATATGCTTTTGGCTGGCTACAGACAAAGTGGTGAACTGTTCATTGTCATCTTGCACTTGCAAGGCTGCACCGTCAGTCACCAAAGCGCGGTCAGGTAAACGGATACGGAGGGTTGAGCCGATCTTTGCACCTTCGACAGCAAAGCTATCGTCGTACTGGCGGTTCACGTTACGGGTGAGCACTAGGTTGTTCTCGAGAATCTCGAGAGCTTTTCTAGTGATCATGTCAATGGTCAGAATACTGTTAGACATGGAAAAAGTCCTTTAAATGTTGATTTAGCGGTTCTGCGCTTCCCACTTCTTTCGTTGTCTTGCTCTTTCTGCTTCGATCCACTGCGAATCCGTCATAGCCTTGGTAGACCGAGGATCAGTAGTGTCATAAGCAGGCGATCCAGTGGATCGGGCTGTGACAGGCGAAATAGGTGCTGGCGCTGACGTAGTTCTTTTAACTGGTGGATCAGATGCTAATTTAGCTTCAATCTTCCCAATTTCTTTTGCCTGTACAAGTGGCGTCATGCGTGAGATGCGATCGGCTTCTTTGGGATTAGAGCCTAAGTAATAAGCTAACTCAGGTCCAATATCCGAAGATTGGATCGTTTCAGCCATCACATTAGTAATTGGAAGTTTTGGGTTATACGCGACTTGTTCAAAATCATCGTATTTAGACCGCGCTTCTTCTTCTTTATCGTGATAACTATCAAGAACGGCAGATTGCTGTTTAGCTGATTCACGTTTGGCGATCAGTTCTTCAGCCTTTTGATATGCCAATGCTTCCGCATAGGCTTCTGGGCTTTCAAACTGGTCAACGGACGCAGTTGGCGCAACTTTCATCACCTGTTGTTCAGACTGGCGATTTGCTTGTTCTCTTTCCCACTTACGTTGCTCTCTTGCGAGGCGTTTGCCTATGGCAGCGTCTAACTCTTCTTGTGTGAAGGTTTTAGATACTACTTCTGGCGTTTCCGACGTTTGAACTTCAGTCTCGGGAGTGGCCGTCACTTCAGGAGCTGGCGCGGAGTCAACTTCCGCTAGGTTTTGTTGGACTTCTTCAGTCATTGTTTCCGAATCCTTGGATTCCTCGGTGAACCTCACCGATACGGTTTTGTCAGCATTATGCTGTAATTTGTTTTGTAAGTATATACACTTTTATTACTGTTTGTGAAAAATTGCATTTATTCGTAAATGATTGTCATTGACACATCACCTGTAATAACGACATACAGCCCTTTGTTAAATGCAATCCCACCAATATCTCCACTAAACAACCGAACCGAAGCATCTGTAGGCGTAAATTGGTGAATGATTTCGGGGTCAAGATTACTAGCTGTTGCAGAGTCATAAATCGTGACTCTTGGTGTAGTTGCAGCAGAGCTAATAAAAATGCCTTTGACTTTGCCAAAACCTACTTTTATTTGGGTAGTTGCCGTAATTTGTTTATATTGAGACATAGCATTTACTCGTAAAAAATGGTGCAATTAACAGTCGTACCGCTTTTGTCAATCCACAATCCCTTACTGAAATAAATGCCGCCATCATCGCCGCTCAACAAATACATGGAATTACCAGATGGCGTAAATGTCGCAAGAATTACAGGGTCACTTGTGCTTGCCGTAGCAGTGTCATAAACCGCCAAAGTAGGCGTTCCTGATGCGGTGCTTACAAAAATACCTTTGAGCTTTCCAGCGCCAACTTTAACTTGAACGTCAGCATTGTTGTTGTGCAAATAAAGAGCCATGATGTGTCCTTAAGCCAAAAATTTCAGTTTATATAAAGTACGTAGATAGATTTCAATGATATTGTCAATCAGTTGTTGCAACGACATATCAGTTCTATCCACCACTTCATACCTAGCATCTTCAATCTGCTTCAAAGAATCTTCTAAGAATTCAATAATGTTAGATGTTTTCTTTGCCGAATGCAAAGTGATTGGCCCAATTAGACCATGACGGCCTTGGTAGGACTCAGCAAAATCGTCCGCTGCGTCAATGATGCGGTCATAAAAGATATTTAACGCTGTGTGCTTGCTGAAACTGCGAGTATTCAGATGCACCGAGTGCGTTACATCACGAGCTAGGAATAAGATTCCTATAAATTCAGCGGCTTTCATTGTGGCATTCCTTGTGGTGGCATCATCTCTGGTGGCATTTGTGGCTGTTGGTATTCAGCAGATTCGGGCATCATTTCATTCTGTTCACGACCAGGCATCTCGCCCACCAAGTCACCAGAAGTGATCATTCCATGAACCGTACCCATAACAATTTCTTGAATTTGTTCTGGTGACATGCCTGCTTGTACCGCAGCAATGCGCTTGGTTTCAGCTTCATATGCCTTGACTTGGGCTTCAAAGTCTTTGCGTTCTTGGTCTTGTGCCTCAATAGATTTGCCAACATTGACCAACATGCCATGCATTTGTTCCATTTCAGCGCCCATCGCTTGGATTTGTTGTTGAGCCGCTTGCAGTGCAGGATCATTGTCAGCATCAGACATGAGTTTTGGATCAATGGTTTTGGCAAATCGTTTGGACATTTCTTGAGCGCCTGGCCAATCCATGTTTTTAATAAACAAGTCTCCAGCGACTGCCCACAATTGAGGGTTGCCTTGAAGAAGTTGAGCCATCGCCTCAAGTGCCGCTTGGCGCTTGGTGGCGTAGCCTGGTCCTGTTGTCGCAACCACATCGTATTTACCAACGCCAGGGTTGTAAACCTTTTCGATCACAATACCCTCTTGATTCACAATCTTGTTGACTGGTTGTGGCTGATCAGGATTTATCTTTACCATTTTGGTCTCACCATCTTCACCAATGATTCGAGCAATACGTTGGGTATCGTAAATCTTAGGAATCAGGTCAATCAATTGACGCGCAATGTGCTTAACGCCACGAGCGAGATTGTCACCATAGTGGTAAGTTCCAACATCACCTTCGCGCTGACGCGCAAGAATCGCTCTTCCTGATCGCTCATTGCTTCCCATTCCTAAAGAAGCGTTGTATTGACCAGTTGTGGACTTGATGTCTTCGGATGCGCCAGCTTTCGCTTGCAATAAACCACTAGAAGCCATTGGGGGTTGTGCCCTCTGAGGTAACGGCAAGATAGCGCCTTGACCATCAGTCACATCAGGGTTTACCTCTAGATAAGGCCAATTGGTTGTGTTTGCTGTCTTCCACTGGTTTTCGTAGCCTTCAAACTGACCACCGTAACCAATAAAAGGCGCTTTAGGGGCAAGCGCGAGCATCTCAGCTTCTTGGCTAACCCAGTAGTTGTACATGCGTTGTGCGTCTTTGGCGTTTCTCACCAAACCAGACACATACAAACGCCCATCTACTTCAAACTCGTTGCCGACAATGCGAATAACTGGTATCCATTTGCCTGCCCACTCGCGCTCTTCAAGAATTTCGTAACCGTTGATCTTGCAATATCTGACTTTTGGACGGTCAGACTCTCGTGACTTTAACGGTTTACCATAAAAGGCTTTCAATTCTTTGTCTTCTGGCGTACCAGCAAACGCGGTCTGATTACCAGGATACAAATTCAGCGTAGCGCGGTCATAGTCAATGTAGTAATAATCTGCAACGCGGATTGTGTCCTCGTTTAGCCAATTACTTATTGATTGATCGCCAACACCCAATGATTGCAAAGTTGTAATGGGCGCAGCGTCTGGGTACATGCGCTCAAATTCGTCTTTGGTAATGTCTTCAGTAATGAAGCACCATTTAGCGTCTGCGCCTGTTGGGTCTTGGATTGTTGGGTCCATGTAGACCGAAAAACTGTTACGGATGCGACCGATCTTGATGTCTTGGTCAAAAGTGTTGTCTTCACAATACTCGGTCAACAGACGGATATAGCCTTCGCCATAAGCGACTTGGTTTTCACAGGCGGTGTCATAGGCAACATCAGCGTCAGAGATGTATTCAATATGGCGAATCATGCCATTGAAAATGTCTGCAACTTCTACATCAGCGTTGTCATCTACGGGGATAACCTTCGCGCCTGGTCTGTTTTGGCGTTGGTCATTTGTGACTTGGCGCACATGCTGTGGCAGTTTGTTGATTGTTAGACAAGGACGGGCGTTGATGGTTTGCCCTTGTACAGCACCACGGGTGGCCAATACGTCGGCAGGCCATTGCCAATGGTTGTCAGGTGAGCCAGCGTAGAACTTTAGGTCATCTGTCTCATCTTCACGCGACTCAGATAGCGCAGACATTGCCATATCAAGGCGTGATCTTGCGGTGGCTAGTATGTCAGATGCGCTTTTCTTAGGCTTACCGCCTTCTGAAACTGCGCCAGCAGCTGCGATGCCTGTGTAATCTGCCATTATTTTTTCTTGTTTAATATTTTGTTGGCTTTTGCGTCAATCTTTGCTTTGGAAGATGGAGACAAATTGCCAGCTTTGACTTGCTGAGTTGCGCGAGCCTTGGCGTTCGCAGCGTGAGCGCGGTCAGGCATTGGGTAAGACTTTGAGCCTGGCAAGCCAAACTCAGATTTAGGCATTGCCTTGCGTTGAGCAGTAGTAACTTTCATTTTTTACCCTTTGGTTTAGATTGGGCTGCGCGTTTTTCGCTGTAAGCAATGGCCACAGCTTGCTTGACTGGACGGCCTGCGTTGATTTCTGCTTTCACATTTTTACGGAATGCTTCTTTGCTTGCGGATTTGACTAATGGCATCATTTGCCTTTCTTTGCTGTTTTAGCAGATTCTTTAAATGCTTTGGCAGTCGGAGCGCCTTTTGCGCCTACAGGACGCATTTTCTCTTTACTGCCTGCGGCGATACGAGCCTGTTTAGCATGAATGTTACTGTACAAACCCTGTTTTGTTGCCATTTAAGCCCCCATCCATGAAGTGTGCATGGCACTGCCTTGTGCGTTTATGCGGTGAGTAGGTTCAGTGTACTCTCTGTGCGCTACAGGAAAAGCGAAAGTGACAGCGATAGCGTCAGCAGCGTCTGGTGAAGCCAACCCTCGTGCTTTCATTTCTTTCTTTCCCTCTAAAAATATCGTGCCAGATGAATTGGGCTTCTTTGTTGGCCCAGTTAAATCAGCTTTTAGTTGTCTATCGGACGGAATACTAGCAGATTTTAACCAGTTTCGCATATCGTTCCACATTTCTGCGCGTTTATTTCCAAATGCTTGCGAGTGTTTTGCCTTGTTTCCAAAGTTAACACCTCTCACTTTATATCTCTGCTCTGTCAGTCGATCAAGAATTCCATATCCCAGACCACCTTCGTCAATTACTGTGAGCGCAGGCTTATATTCCTCAATAGCGTCAATGACTCTGCCCACAATTTCCATTGTGTCTTCGCCCTTATAGCGCTTGATCGCAACAATATCTCGCCCTTGTCTGACAGCAATAACGGTGGAGTCAGCGCCACCACGGGCTGGGTCAACTCCCACAATCGTAGGGGCTGTTAAGTCTTTCCACTTTTCCCTCTTCATTGCGTCATCCACAATCATCGGGCTAATAAATTGGTCTTCGCCTGCGGATGGGAACTCTCCGTAAACCTCAACTTTGGCTTGGCTAGAGTCTTCGCCATATTCGGCAATGATTTGCTCATAAATGGATTTGTCGGTGTCTTCCACCGTCCGAGCGTCCACGATCTTGGATGTCCAAAAGTCCCGTTTGGCATGGAAACACTCAAAAAAATAGCCTTCGTTCCTACGCGGATTGGAGAAGGCAAACCAATATCTGTCAGGAGTGTTCTCGGTAAAGAATCCTGCCCCCACCTCCCAGATTGGGTTAGGGATACCGCTAGATTCGTCAAAAATCAGCATCATGCCGTCTTGGTTGTGGACACCAGCGTAAGAGTCGGGATTTTCTGCTGACCAGAGTTTGCCTTCACACGCCCAGTACCTTGTGCCTTTTTTAAGATCGCGCTCAACCAATTCTGTTAGCCATTGTGCGGGGACTAGCTTTGTTGCTGAAATCTCCCACCAATGACTATTGATCAGCATCGCTGCCCATTTAGTCAATTCCGCCCATGTGACTGACCTTAACTGGTTTTCTGAGTTAGCCGATACCACCACCGATCCACCGATTCTTGTAGTAAGCATCCAAAGAATAAGCCAAGATACTAGGGCAGACTTGCCGATACCACGCCCAGAAGAGACTGCCATACGGATGGTGTCGTAATCTACTAAGCCTTTTTGCTTTTTGATGTGGGCGGTAATGTCTCGCAAGACTTCCCGTTGCCACTTCCTAGGACCTGAGAACTTAGCCAAAGGCGTATTCTTCTGCCCCCAAGGAAATGCAAACAAAACAAAGGCTTCTGGATCATCTGAAATGGTAGGAGACCAAAGCTCCACCATCAGTTTTTGTTCTTCTTCAGACTTGTAAATGGGTAGTTGCATTTATTTCCTGATAATCAATTGATTAAGAGGAACGTCATAACTTTCATAAGGAAACTTAGCGCGTCTTTGTTCTTCGGTCATGCCAAGGCGAGCTTGTGTTGCTCTGGCTTCTGCTTCCCCAGCAAGTCTTTGATATTGACCTAGTGGAGTTCTTCTTTGATTTTCATCATATATAAAAGACTTTGCGTCTTCAATATTATTAAAACCATATTTTTTAATTATTGGTTCAATGTCTTTAGGGTCTGTATATTTAAGACCTTGTAAAACTTCTAATGGTTTTGCACTTACACCGCCAGTAACTACTTGGCTTAAATCAGCAGTTAAGTCTCTTGCTATTTGGTCAAACATTGGCCCAGTAGCAAATTCATTTATGTTTCCACCCCTAGCAAATCCTTCTCTAGCTTGTATTGCGTGTTGCGCT